AACTTTACAACTTTTAGCACAGATGTGCCTACATAAAAACGAATTAAAATAAATTAAAATGATTAAATCTTTTAGCACATACGCAATAATAAACACAAGTGATTTGTCAAACATAGACTTTGACCAAATAGGTGAAACAAGTGCAGATACTTTACGCTACAATTTAGCTAATACTGAATTTGTAATTAAGTGGAATACAACGCCAACTTTTATAACTGACGGTACTGTAGTGCCTGTTTCTGAATTAACACACGAACAAGCTTTGGCGCTTATGGCAACGGCAGAATGGTCTGAACCAATACCTGTAGAATAATGCACACTAATATACTTGCAGTTTTATATTTTGTGTTCGGCTATGCGTCTGGCTTTGTTATGATAGTAACAGATACAGAATTACACGTAAAATTGCTTGGTGCTTATCTATTAATTTATATGAGTTATATCTTGAACGAACAACTATAAAATGAAAACACAAGTCTTACTTTTAACAACTAAATTACAAACCTATTCAACTAAACTAATGGCTATTATTTGTTCGTTTTTTTTACCTATAGTTGGTATTCTTATTCTTATTGCTTGTTCAGTTTTACTTGATACAATCACAGGTATTTGGAAATCCAAGAAACTTAAACAACCTATTACAAGTAGAAGGTTGTCTAATATTATTTCAAAAATCTTATTGTATGAAGCTACAGTAATATTGTTCTATTTGATTGACTACTTTTTAGTTAATGACATAGTACAATCTTTTTTTAGTATTGATATGCTTACTACAAAAGTTTTGTCTTTAACACTTGTTTCTATAGAAGTCATTTCTATAAACGAAAATTACAAAGCAGTAAAAGGCATTGACTTGTGGGCTTCACTTAAAAACTTGTTTAGTCGTGCTAAAGAAGTTACACAAGACTTTAAGAATATAAATGAGAAAAATAAATAAAATTATATTGCATTGTTCAGCTACGCCTGAAGGTCGTGAACACAATGTAGAAGATATAAGAAGGTGGCACTTAAGACGTGGCTTTTCAGATATTGGCTACCATTACCTTATACACCTTGACGGCACAATAGAAGTCGGTAGACCTATAGAAAAACAAGGCGCACATTGTTCAGGACAAAATAGAAATTCTATTGGTATTTGTTACGTTGGTGGTATGGACAAAGAAATGAAGAAAGCTAAAGACACAAGAACACCACAACAAAAAGACGCACTTATTAAATTAATGCACGAACTTATATACAAGTACAACAAAGATATGACTATACACGGGCATAATGAGTTTGCAAATAAAGCCTGTCCAAGTTTCAATGTAAAAGTAGAATATGCGAATTTGTAGTTTATTTTTGATTTTAACGCTTTTTTCTTGTTCGGCTAACTATCACTATAGGAAGGCACTTAAAAAAGGCTTAGAAGTCGTTAAAACAAGCGACACGATAAGAATTGCTACTATTGATTCAATACCAGTAATAAAACACGATACAATAGTCTATGAACACTTCTATACACAAAAAGACACAATAGTATTTTATAAGAACGTAGAAATACCAAAAACAAGGTTAGAAACACGAATAGAATACAAGCTAAAACGTGACACAATAAGAATGATAACACGAGTAGAAGTACATAAAGCTAAAGCTGAAGCTACAGCGAATAAAAAACCAAACTATTGGTTGTTACTTATAGTTATTTGTGTATTAGGCTTTTTAATGTTTGTAGCTGGTAAAGTAGTTAATAAGTATTTATGAAAGTAATAAGACACGGCAACAATGTACACGAATTACAAATAGAAGGCAAAGAATGTAAAATTGCTATGTTAAGTGATTTACACTGGGACAATCCAAAATGTGACCGTGACTTATTAAAAAAACACCTTGACTATTGCAAAGAAGAAAACATACCGGTAATGGTTAACGGTGACTTCTTTTGTTTAATGCAAGGACGTGGTGATAATAGGCGTAATAAGTCAGACATAAGGCCAGAACACAACAATGCAAAATATTTAGATTCAGTAGTTACTACGGCAGTAGAATGGTTTGAACCTTATGCCGATATTCTAACGGTTATTGGTTACGGCAACCACGAGACAGGAATTATTAAATGGCAAGAAACTGACATACTTCAAAGGTTTGTTGATTTATTAAACCTAAAATGTAATTCAAACGTTCAAACAGGCGGTTATGGTGGTTGGTTAATTATTAAATTAATGGACAACACTAAAATATTCAGTACACGAATAAAATATTTTCACGGTTCTGGTGGTGGTGGAGTAGTTACAAAAGGTGCTTTAAACTTAACACGAGCTTTAGAGGTTTATGAAGGTTGTGACGTTTATACTATGGGACATATACACGAAAATTCTTCACGTAATGACGTTAGAGACACCTTAAACCACAACGCATATAAAGGCTACTATGTAAGCCACAAGCCTATTCATTTAATGATAACAGGCACGTATAAGGAGGAATACCAAGAAGGTGCAAAAGGTTGGCACGTAGAACGTGGAGCACCAATTAAACCAACTGGCGGTAGATTCTTGACCATAAAAACGGAACGTGACAGGTCAAATAAAGAAGACGTTGTTCGTAAATACATAGATTCACACAGAATATTCTAAATAAACAACTTACTAACATATTTGTGTTTATAAAATAATTGTAACTTTTTTTGTTAATAAGTGTAATATATTGTTAAGAAGTATTATATTCGTATAAACAAAAACAATATTATGACACGATTAGAAAAATTAGAAACACTTGTTAAGATTGAAGAAGGCATACAATCTTTTCAAGACAGAATTTACTTATGCCAAGAAACAATAGAAACTGCTGGCAGTTGGTTTCGTGAAATTCGCGACATAAACACGGACAAAATACATACTTATATGATGTGTATTAAACGACTGAATGAAAGGTTTAATAAAATAGTAGTTACACTTTAAAAATTAGTTATGAAAGAAGCAAAGAAAGAATTAATTAAATGTATAATCTTTATATGGGGTGCATTTGTAATGTACTACGTATTAATAAAATTGTTTGTATGAAAGATTCGGAAATAAAATGGGTACTTACTTTAAGTGAAGAAGATAAAATTATGTTTTTAGAAGAAATGTTACAAGAACAGAAATACGCAATGGCATTTGAGTTTATGGACGTGCTACTAAAAGCGCCAATAAGTGAAGGTGGTGTAAGTACAGACTTGATTAATGACGTTTGGAAAAAATATGTAAAATAATGAATATGAGTTACGAAATAGAAATAGAATACTACGACCAAGACGGTTGTATATTTTACATAGGTGAAACACCTTACGAAGTTGAACTTTATATAGAAACACGAATTATTGACGAACCAGATAGCTACAATAGTTTTACTGACACAATAAAGTACGTACAACTTGAAGAAAGATATTATAGAGTAGACCAAAGCACGTTAAGATGTGACGGCATAAACTACTATGACGAAGAAGATATTTGCGAACAATTAGAAGAAATGTTAAATGAATAAATTAAGACTTGAATGGTGGGACAATTTCAACGATGAATTGTACTGCAATTATTTAATACAAAAAGACGAATTAATGAACACTTATAGAATACTATACAAGACCTACAAAGGCAATAACACAGATGCGCCAGTAGTACAGGCAGTTAAATATGTACAAGCTTATGACAAAACAGAAGCACGAAAACTTTTTGACTTGTGGAAAGGATTAATAATTAGCATAGACAAAGTATGAAAAGGATATTTGAATATATTTACGCACTTTTAATAACTTGGATATATGGAAGACTTGATTAAGAACGTGAAATATTTTATAGAAAAACACGAACTAAAAAAGAAGTGTAGACAACCAAGATACGTTCATAGAAGAATTTACTTTTTTTATATACTTCGTGAAGCTGGTGCAACCTATCAAGAAATAGCAGACCTATTTGACTTAAACCACGCAACAGTAATACACGGCATAAAAAGATATAAAGAACTTCGTGACACAAATGACAGGCTTTTACATTTAGACCTTGTAGAATATACTGGCAAGATTAAGTTAAAAAAACGAACCTACAATTTAAGAAAAGATATTCTTAAAGCTACTACCGTAGCAGATTTAGGAGTAATAAAAAGAAGAACAGAAAATAACCTTTATAAAGAATTAATTTAATATATTTGTATGTCGCTGGGACAATCTAAAAACATTCTTTCTAACGTGACGTGAGTAGGCATTCCCAGCTGCCGAAAGCGTTACGTTTTTTTTTACATATTATGGCGCAAAACAAGAAATCATTTATAGCTTATGCAGACTGGAAAGAAACCTTTGATGCTTTAGATAACGAAAAGGCTGGCGAACTAATAAAACACATATTTGCTTACGTCAATGACGAAAATCCTGTAAGTGAAGATATGTTAATTAATGCGGTTTTTGCTAATATTAAACACACCTTAAAACGCGATTTAAAGAAATGGGAAAAACAACACGAACAACGAAAAAAGGCTGGCAAGAAAAGTGCTGAAGTTCGTCAACGAAATTCAACGGTCGTTAACGGTCGTTCATTTTCGTCAACTGATAGTGTAAGTGTAAGTGTTAATGTAAATGATATATATAGAAGCTTCGCACATTTGTCTTTAAGTGTAGAAGAATTTAAAAAGTTAGAAGTTGACTATGAAAAGAAAACTATTGATTCGTGTTTAGATAGTATTGAAAATTTTAAGAATAACAAAAAATACAAATCGTTATATTTGACTTGTAAGAATTGGTTAAAGAAAGAACAAACAAAACACGAATTAGAAACGAATAAAGGATTTAAAGCACCGTGGAATTAAAAGGATATAAGATAACAGAAGCAAGTGACGTACTTGACAAGATTTACAAGCACAGAGATAACTACAACGAAAAAGGTAAGTATTTAGGTTGGCAATCATTAGACGAATTTTACTCTATGCAATTAGGCAACTGCACCGATTGGACAGGTTTTCCAATGTCAGGTAAAACACAGGTGCTTATGGAGTTACTACTAAACACAAGTAAGTTCTATGGTTGGAAGCACTTGGTATATTTTCCAGACGTAGGCAACAACGTAGAAATATTAGCCGACCTTATACACAAACTAACAGGTAAAAGTTTTAATCCGTTAGAACACAACGTAATTAAAGACCGTGAAATAACAAGTAGTATTGATTGGGTTTTAGAACACTTTAAAATACTTACGAAGTACGACGTAAAGGCGAAAATGACACCTTTTGACTTTTACGATTACGCAGTAGAACTTAAACAAAAACACGGACTACATACTGCAAGTATTGATAGTTGGAAGGATATGTCGCACCCGTATCACGAATATGGTGGCTATGCACAATATTTAGAAGTAGTATTACCTTATAGAAACCAAATAGCTGAGGACAACGATTTACACCTTCACACAATTATACACCCAAAGCTAACCGAAAAAATAAATGGCAAAAGAAGTATACCGTCACCTTATGACTTAAAAGGTGGTAGTGAATGGTTTAATAGTGGCAAGTGTATGATAACGGTACACCGTGACGACTTAAGCCACAACCAAGCTATAATTAACTTTAATAAGATTAAACCACGTTCAGTAGGTAACATAGGTCAATT